GTGATCCCCGGGATCAGCTACACGGCCGCCATGCTCCAGGCGGGCCGGCTGAAGATCGGCGACACCTGTGAGGACGCTATCCGGGAGTTCGGTTTGTACTGCTGGGATGAAAAAGCCACGGCGGACAAGGTCATCAAGGAGAATGACCACGCCATGGATGACATCCGATACTTCACCTACACGATCCTGCGCAGAGAGTTTTACACGGAAATGGAGGACTACCGGGATGCGGAGATTTAAGAAATGGCTCTACGGCAAGTTCCTCCCTGCATACTGCCGGGACGATCTGCTGGAAGCAAACGCCCGGCTCCGGGCCAAGGTCAATGACCAGGCCATGGAGATCGAGCGCCTGAACGCATATATCGACGGGATGGAGGACGCCATGCTCCGCCAGCCCCGTATCATCATCAAGGCCAGGGAGGTGAAACGCGCATGAGCCTGCTGACAGCGCTGCTGGACAACGGCAAGATCTACAACTTTGAACAGGCATTTGGCGTGAAGGACATCACCTCCAGGGCCATGAAGGCCGCCATCCAGGACTGGGCGGCCCTGTACTACGACCAGGAGACCACCGAACGGGAGGACCCCTGCCAGCGCATCCCCGTGACTATCGTTGCCAAGCTGACCAAGACAGCCTTCTCCGAGTACGAGGCCACGGCCGCTAAACACAGTGACTACATCACTTCTATCCTGGGCGCCCTGTATGATTGCCGGAAAAAAGCTATGCAGCAGGCCCTTATCGGTGGCTGCTGCTACCTCAAGCCCATCTTCGGTCCGTCCGGTCTGAGCTTCTCTGTCATCTCCAGAGGCAATTACATCGCTCTGGGCCGTGACGAGCGGGACCGGCTCACGGAGATCGGCACAGCGGAGCGGACAGTTCAGGGCAAGACCTACTACACCTTACTGGAGCGCCGCCGGGTGGATGCGGGCGGCTATCTTACCATTGAGAGTCGTCTGTACAGCTCTGACGACGAGACAACACTGGGATACCAGGTGCCGCTGAACACCCTGGAGAAGTACGCCGCCTTGGTGGACAGCTTCACGTATCCTGTCCCTGTCGGCTCCCTGGGGCTCATCCCGCTGCGGGTGCCGCTGGAGAACACCGTGGACGGCAGCCCGGACCCGGTCAGCGTATACGCACCGGCGTCGGCCCTGATCCACAATATCAACCGTAACGAGGCGCAGCTGAACCTGGAGTTTTCCAACGGAGAATCCCGCATCATCGTGCCGGACTCCATGCTCCGCCGCGGCAAAGACGGCCGCCGCGGCCTGAACGACCATGTTTTCGTGGGAGCGCCTATGCTGCCGGAGGAGGCCAATATCGCCATCTTCTCACCGGAACTGCGTGAAGCCTCCTTCCTGGCCCGCAAGACGGAATACCTGCGGAACGTCGAAAGCCTGATAGGCCTGAAGCGTGGCCTGCTGTCCGAAGTGGAGGCGCAGGAGCGCACCGCAAAAGAAATCACCTCCAGCGAGGGTGACTACAACCTCACCATCATCGACTTCCAGGAAATGTGGGAGACGGCGGTCCGCGAAGCCGTCAGGGTATGTGATATCCTGGGGCGGATGTACCGGGTATATACCGGGCCGGAGATCGACCCAGTGAAGGATGTAGCCATCAGCTGGGGCAACGGCATCCTGTACGACGAGGATAAGGTATGGACAGAGTACAAGTACCTGGTGTCCGCGGGATTGCTGAAGCCGGAGATCGCCGTGGGCTGGTATTTCGATATGCCCACCGAGACTCCAGCGGATCTAGAGAAGGTCCGCGAGAAGTATATGCCGGAGATCGAGCAGTTGCTGGATGACGGAAGCGGTGGCGGTGATGTGTAATGCTGACACCGGAACAGATCGCCGCCATCCGGGACGCCGTCGGGCAGATCGCAGACCCCATCAATGAGTTTCTGCTGGATGACATTGCCCGCCGTATTGCTGGGGCGGGACAACTGACCAGCACGGCGGCCTACGAAGTCTGGCGGGCCCAGCAGTTGGGCATTAGTCAGCGTGAGATCAAAAAGCGGCTGCGGAAGCTGCTGAAGGTATCGCACAGGGACCTGCGACGGTTGCTCACCCAGAGCGCGGAGGTGGGTTATGACTTCGACATCAGGCGGCTGCCGTATGTTCAGGCTGTGCCTTTTGAGCAAAACGAGGCTCTCCAGCAGATCGTGGCTGCCGCGGTGGAGCTGGCCCAGGCTGATTTCACAAACCTGACGCAGACCTTGGGCATGGTGGACCCTTACGGAAAGGCCTTGCCTCTCCAGGACTCCTACCGCTCCTGCATGGACTACGCCTTCAAGCAGGTGTTCACCGGCGCGGCGGATTACAACACCGCCATCCGGGGGGCCTGCAAAAATCTGGCCGAGCGGGGTGTGCTGACCATCGACTACCAGAGCGGCATCCGCACATCCCTGGAGGCCGCCGTCCGGCGGAACATCATGGGCGGCCTGGGCCTGATGCAGGAGCAGATCACCCAGAAAAACCACGATGACCTGGGCTGTGACGGCTGGGAGATTTCCGCTCATGCCAACAGCGCTCCTGACCACGAGCCCATCCAGGGCAGGCAGTACAGTGACGCCGCCTACACGGCGCTGAACGATTCCCTGGTGCGCCGCATCGGCACTCTGAACTGCGGCCACGCCGCATTCCCCATCATCCTGGGCGTAAACAGCCCTCAGTACACCCCCGAGGAGCTGGAGAAGTTCCGGGAGGACAATGAGAAGGGCATTACATACCAGGGAAAGCACTACACGGGCTACGAGGCCACCCAGATGCAGCGGAAGCTGGAGACGGCAATGCGGAAGCAAAAGCGGCGTATCCTGGTGGACGAGGCGGCCGGGGACAAGGAGAAGCTGCTTACCGATCAGATCAAGCTCCGGCGTTTGAGCCAGGAGTACAAGAGGTTTTCCAAGACAGTCGGCCTGCGGACCCAGCCCGAGCGGGCGCAGGTATCCGGGTTTGGGAGAGGTCGGGTATCTCCTAAGAATCCCATCTCAGTCGCTACTAAAGCACCAGATGCGGCGGTTCCTGCTCCGCCAGCCACACCGACAATAATAGAGCCATATTCCGACGTTACTGGATCATGGTACCCGGATGCGAAACCTAACAGTCACACTGTCCAAGACCTTCACGCCTACACGGTAGCCGGGACTACGTACAATGTGGACGGGCACAATGTTGTGTTGGATTATTCCACTCATGAAAAAGAAATTGCCGAACTTCTGGAAAGAGAAGTCGGCGGAGAGATCTTCATGGTGCCACGCGTAAATAATCCACAAGGCGTATCTACACCGGATTATCTGTTCCATGGCAAGGGATATGATTTGAAAACAATTGGAGAAAACGCCGGTGCAAATACAATCTTCAACCGTGTGAAAAAGGCTGCAGGACAGGCGAATGGATTCATCCTCGATGTGACAAAATCTGGCCTTGATGATGATACTATCAACAAGCAAATTGATAAACTGTTCAAAAGAAAAGACACAAATTGGGTTGATGAAATTGTGATAGTGCGAGACGTAGCAATCGTTCGAGTTGTGAAAAGAACATAAGAAAAGAGCCGACACACCGTCTCACCCTTCAAAGAAGGGGTCGTGGACAGTGACCGACTCTTTTCTATATATCTTACATATCATATTTCATGGGAAAAATCAATAGTTGATTGAACCGCCTCCGGGCGGTTTTTTCATACCATATTTGCCCCGCCCGGGTGTTACAAGGGCAACCGCAGAGGCCGCAACCCTCGTAAAAAACGCGTAGCGGAGAAAGGAACTACCATGAAAAGAGAGTTTTTGGAGAACTTCAAGATCGGCGACCAGTCCCTTAGCAAGGAGGCCATCGACGCCATCCTCGACGAAAACGGCCGTGACCAAGACGGCATCCGCAAGCAGTTTGAGGACTACGACCACATCAAGGAGCAGCTCACCACGGCCCAGAGCACCCTGAAATCGTTCGAGGGCGTGGACGTGAAGGAGCTGCAGGGCAAGATTGCCACGCTGACCGCTGATCTGGCTAACAAGGACAAGGAGTGGCAGGGCAAGCTGGACGCAGCGGCCTTTGATGGTAAAGTCAAGGATGCTATTACCGCCGCCAAGGGCAAGAACGCCAAGGCTATCGCGGCGCTGCTGGAACTGGACACCCTGCGCCAGTCCAAGAACCAGGACGCCGACATCAAGACCGCTCTGGAAGCACTCAAAAAAGACAGCGGCTACCTGTTCGAGGATGAGACCACGCCGCCCCCCTATGCCGGCGGTACGGGTAAAAATCCTCCCGCAGGCAGCTATGACGCAGACACGGCCAAAATTATGGCCGCGGCAGGCCTCGATGTCAGCAAGGACTGACACGAGAGAAATTATTTGGAGGTTAAATTATGCCTTACGCTAATTCTATCGCTCTGGCAAAGGCCTTTGTTCCCATCCTGGATAAGATCTACAAGAAGGCCTCTCTCACCGCCGTTTTGGACGGCGCCCCTGAACTGGTTCGTGCCGGCGCAAATGCCAACGAGCTCATCATTCCCAAGCTGGCCATGCAGGGCCTGGGCGACTATGACCGCAACGGCGGCTATGTCGATGGCGACGTCACCCTGACCAACGAGACCGTGAAGTGCAACTTCGACCGCGGCCGTATGTTCCAGGTGGATAACATGGACAACCTGGAGACTGCCGGCATTGCCTTCGGCCAGCTGGCCGGCGAGTTCATCCGCACCAAGGTCGTCCCCGAGGAGGACGCCTTCCGCTTCGCGCAGTATGCCGGTACCACAGGTATCTCTAAGGTCTCTGCGGGTGCTGCCCTGGCCACCGGTGCTGCTGTCGTTGAGGCGATCCGCGTCGGCAACTCCCAGATGGACGAGGATGAGGTGAATCCCGAGAGCCGCTACCTGTTCATCACCCCCACTCTGCTGGGCCTGGTGGAGGACATGGATACCACCAAGTCCCGTGAAGTCCTGAAGAACTTCGCAGGCGTCATCAAGGTGCCCCAGTCCCGTTTTTACACCGCCGTCGCACAG